TGCAATTTTTCTAATGGTTTCTTGAGCTTGGTACATATTTTCAAACCAAACTCTTAGCATTCCATTAACAATTTCAGCATCTTTAATCTCTACCTTATCGGCAAGAGTAAATGAACGCTGAAATGCACGGTTGGCAATTCCTTTGAAAATGTAATCTTCTGCTTCATTATCTTTGGAAGAACCTTTGATAACTAGATTATTACCTTCTACGGTAACTTCAATATCAGATTTAGAAAAACCAGCAACTGCCATTTCAATGACATACTTATTTTCTTTGATTTTTTTGATATTGTATGGAGGCCAGTTCGGAGCATTTTTTGCAGCATTAGTTCCAATTTCTTGTAATTGGTCAAATAGCTTGTCGAAACCAACAGTAAATGGCTCGAATGCAGAACGGGTAGGCGGGAATAGATTGAGGGTGCTTAGGGTCATAGTAGTCTCCTTAATTAAGCGAGTTAATAAAAATGTGAACCCCGAAGGCATTCACATTCTTATTTATAACACAACCTAGACTTTATGTCAATCTTTAGTAGGTTTTTTGCCAATATTATACTTGGGAGTTAATTGCCAGTCATGCTTATCTTTATACGAAATAATTTTTATTTGAGATAAAGATACCTGAGGTTCTTCCGTTTGATTAGGATTCACGATAGTAATCAATTCCCAATCTTCTAGCAAATTGGCAATAGTATTCCGTCTTGCAATATCATTCTCTGTAAGGTCAGTAGGTTTACCATCGAGAGCAAATAACTCTTTGAAATGGGTAATGTAATACTTACCTTGCTTATGTAAAATATGGCAAGATTGGAATAATACTTTTTCTTTTTTGGAGGCTACGCCGATACGGGTAAGGGTTTCACGGACTTTCAGAAAATCATCTTTTTCAGTCAAAGTCACTTCTACCAAATCTTCTATTTTAATCATTTTTCACTCCGCCTTTTTGTACTTTTTCTTTTATAGCAGAAATCTGTTCATCATTTAGAATACGCAAAGCATCTTTGGCTTTTTGGTCTGAATAGCCATAATATAATTTGATGTATTCCAGTGCTTCCTCTCTTTGAGGTTTTGCCCAAGAAACAAACTTGCGTTTCATTGGTCTGACTGTATTTAGAAGATAAGAATATTGTAACTTACCATCAAGCCCATGATTCTTATTCATTTCATTGGCGTAGAGAATACTATCCATATGATAAGATAAAGCACGATTCACAATAAAAGGAACATAGTCCTTTTCATTATCCAGTACGTCATTCTTAGTGGTTTGAATAGAATGAATGATATCTTTAAACAAATCAGCCATTATGCAAACTCACACTCAATCATAAATTCAGTCAAACAGGCGACAAGATTTATTTCTTGGTCTGCACAAAAGGCAGCTTGATATTGATACTTAGATAGAATCAACACAGCCTGCGGAATAGAGGTTGGTTTAAGGAATGTATACAAAGAGTCATACACCTTACGATATATACGTACAGGGTCATTGTCGAGATTTAAGCCTACCCATTTACGAGCAGAAGCAAAGTCTTTTTCTTTTATAGCCTTTATGAGTTCTGTTATTTGCACATCGGAAACTGCTGCAAGAATACCAGCATCGATTGTACCACTAGCACTGTATCGCTGGAGTTCATTGAGAACACGGCGATTATCAGGAAAATGCTTTGTAATGATAGCGGCAACTACCTGCTTGTCGTACTCAACTTTTTCTTGCTCAAGAATCCATTCGACTCGCTTGAAAAACTGAGCAGCCATTTTTACTTTCTGTCCGTTTTGAATTTTAAATTCAACAACAGCACAACGAGAATGTAAAGGCTCAATGATTCTATTCTTGAAGTTACAGGTAAAGATGAAAGAACAATTAGATGAGAATTCTTCAATAGCACCACGCAATGCAGGCTGAGTAGAATTTGGATTTAGATAATCTGCTTCATCTAGGATAATGACTTTTCGTCCACCCATCAAACTCATCGATGAAGCATAGTTTTTGATTTTAGTTCTGAGAACATCGATACCAGATTCGTCTGAACCATTGATGATGATGTAGTCACAACCAATTTCTTCACACAATGCTCTTGCAATTGTAGTTTTGCCTACGCCGGCTGAACCCGCTAGAAGAAGATTAGGAACTTCGCCTTGCTGTACATACTCAAGGAAAGTTTTTTTGATATTGTCGGGAAGAATACAGTCTTCGATTTTATTTGGGCGATACTTCTCTACCCACAAGAATTCTTGTTTCATTCAATTTCTCCATAATAAAATTATTCAATTTCCAAAATACTATTGATTACCATTCTGTAGTCACTTGATGCTGGTGCTGATGCTGAGTGTACTTGATTGGAATCAAAGATAACAGCACGACCTTTTTTAGGTGAAACTCTCATAATTTCTTTGACTTCTCCTAGAGGTTCACCATAATAATGTTTGTCATATAGTATTGTATCACCGTCAGACTCATTTACATAGTATAAAAGAGATAGTTTACCTACACAACTTGGCATACCTTTATCATCTTTTCCTGCACCATCAACATGAGGTGGTTGTATATAAGGTGCTCCTTGGTTAATAACCAAATTTGATTTTACTCTTATTTTGCTTAATATCTTGTATCCAGTTTTTCTTTCAAATTCGGAAAACAAAGGTTTTAGATATTTTGCATGAGTACTGCTTTCTTCATTATCATCGTAAAAACGATGGGTCATTTGAATGTGGTCTTTTACTGGAAAACTCACATTAGCTATTTCAAATTTTTCGCCATTATAGGTTGAGTGTAAATGAAAAGCCCATCCAAAGAATTCACTCATAAACAGTACTTCGAATGCATTCTGAAAGATGGGCGGGACAAAATCATCAATAATAATTGGCGTCATTTCAATTCTGAAATTCCTTCAAACAAATGTTCAAATTGTTTTTGTTCTGCAACTTCAGATTGAAATGATTGTTTGTGTTTTACTACAGCCATTTTACGTAAAATCTTTTTAGGAATTTTTGTAGTATCATAAGTTGCATTCAAAATATCTTTGAGTTCTTCTTTCAAAGAATCCATTTTATGCAAAACAACTACCATTTCATCAACAGAACCTGCAATGGTTTTGAGTTGTTCTTCATTGAAATTTCCAAAAATAGTATTGATATTAGCCATTATCCAATCTCATTTAGTCTAGAAGTAACGATTAGAAAATCATCAGTAACAGGAATATTACCATTTAGTGTGCTGATAATTGTTGCTGGTGGTTCTTCTTTTCCTTCTTCTGGATTAGGAGAAAAAACAAGAACAACATGAGCAGGATTAACAGCAACCGTATGTCCTTTTACTGCATCAGTGAAAAATTTAAGTGCCATAATTATCCTTCATATTTTGTGTATTTGGGTTCGAGAGCAATCCAATATTGAATGTCTTTTGTCGTATGACTGAAATGAGCAAAATTCTTTGCACAAATCTTTACTTCATATGAGCCAGGAATCATTTTCAAATTATCTCTTGAGAACGCTAGTTTGTATTTCTTTCCATCATCTTCACCAACACTGATAGAATTGGTACTCTTTGAATTGTCTTTTTCATCACATGCAGTCATTTTGATTCCGCTTCCGTCATTCTGAATAGTAATATGTTCAGAATTCAAGAGAGTTGAAGTTTTCATAATCCATGCATAGTCTGTATCTGTCAATGTAAATTCAACATCAACTGAAGACAACGATAGTTTTTTGTTCTGTGGTGGAGTGACAATCATATCTTCACCAGCAAAACGATATTTAATTTTACTACGACCAGCTAAGGTTTTGATAATCACATTCTTATCAATAAAATCCAAATCAGGACAGTCTTTTTCCAAAGTCAAAATCTGCAAAAAATTATTCAAATCATAAATGCCAAAGTCTGTAGGAATAACTTCACCTATACCAGCTTCAGCAAAAATGTTTTTATTTGGTGAGATTGTTGCAAGTTTAGTTCCTTGTCTAAAGAAAATGCCTTGATTGATAGTTGAAAAGTTTTTCAGTATACCAAGTGTATCATCAGATAATTTCATTTGTTTCTCCATTATGTAACAGTTCGTTCATTTTAGATGTACCTAGATAGTTTGTCAATACATCATTAATATTATTTCTTAATTCTTCTACATTTCCATCATTTTGAATAATGGCATCAACTTCTTCTCCTACCCATGCCCATTCAGAATAGTGTATGTTAATTGTTTCCATGTATTTTTGTTTGTGTTCAAAAAACACAATATCATTGACTTTATTGTACCAATTTGGATTTTGTCCACGCTGAATTTCAAAAACAAAACCACCATTCTTAGTTATCCATTTTATTTCATTTGGAAAACGAACATCGGTAATAACATAATTTTTATTCTTGTCTAATTTTTTCTCTAGAGCAAGAACCCAAAAGTCTGCATGAAAAACATCACGACCACATTCAGTTCCTATCTTCTGTAATGCTTCACGTGGAGTAAAGGCATATCCTTTTTTTGATGACCAATATTCATCTGGTGTTTCTCTGAATAAACGGGATTCATCGGTATCACCTTCAAGTAAATGACGAGGCCAATCAAACATGACGGAAGCAACATCTTTAACTAGTCCCGCAAAGCTGACTTGCTCAAACCCAAATTCTGTTAGAATGTCACCAGCAGTTCCTTTACCTGAGCCGATGAAACCGACGAATCCTACAATCATTACATTTCTCCGACTAGGTTTGCGACTGCTGGCATATCACCTTTGAAGTGATACGTACCAATGTGTTCTGTACGCATCCAAGGACACAACCAAATCTGAATACCAATCTTACGTGCCCATTGACAGAACATATAATCTTCTGACAAATAACGTTCAGAATCTTTGTCAATGATAGTATCAAAGAATGCATGAATATAACGAGAACCATCAAAGTTTGCTTGACCTACATGGTCAGGTTTATAACGATACTCAGGATACGCTTCTTCATACTTTTTGAATACTTCACGTTTAATCATCATAAAGCCTGTTCCAATTTCTAGTACCTCAAGTGGTTCAGATACATTAAATTGTGCAGTTCCTTTAACTGGATTGAAAACGTAATCGCCAACTACTCTCTCTAACATCATTGGGTCGATATCAGGATTTTTTGTGATTGCACTCTTTACAGATTTCCACTTGATTGCTTTCTTTGGATATGGACCACCAGCAATGTCTCTATCAAGGGCTAATAGTGCAACAACATCTTGTGGGTTGAAGTTGATATCAGAATCGATAAACAACATATGTGTACAATCAGAACGATTCAAGAACTCATCTACGAGATAATTTCTTGCTCTTGTAATTAACGATTCATTGAAAAGGAATGAGAACTTAATTGAAATTCCATATTGCATACAAAGACCTTGTAAGTCTAAACATGCTTTCATGTATAAGCCATGATTCATACCACCATACATAGGGGTAGCAACAAATAGGCTTTTCTTTTGTAAATCTTCTTTTGTAATTTGTATTTCCATTTTTGCTCCGTGATAATAAAAAAAGGAGCACCATCAAAAGATGGAACTCCTTTCTAGGTTCAGTTCAAATTAGGCAAACGAGAAGCCGCCTTTGAGTGCTGCACGAACCAATGCTTTAGTAGGAGTACCAATTTTGTAGTACTTTACTTTGCTACCATTTTCGAGTTTCTTGGTATTGGTGTAGATGCAGTGACCTTCTTTACGAAGTTCTTCAATGCGGGCTGAAACGTTTTGAATACCAAAACGGCGTTGTGCTTGTGCTACTGTAAAGGTGTTGTAGCCTGACGTTTGTTTCAGTGCATTCAACATCTTTTGTTTGGCGGATAGTCTTTTAGCCATAATAAAACTCCTATAATATAAAATAAAAAACTCGCATTCGATTTATTGCGAGAACACACATCATAACATTATATATGTACTAATGCAAGAGAATTACTGGTGAACTTACGATTTGTAGAAAACAAATATAGGTTCATATTTCAACCACATCCCATCTACTTTACAAAAGTTTTTAGATTTAGGTAGACCAGATTCTTCATCAATACGGTTACCGCCTGGCATCTGTGCTAGTGCCATTTTTAGTTTACCTCGATATTCCATACCGAGTTCTTCTAAAATCTTTCTGCTATCTTCCTCAAGAGGTAGCATATCACCACCAAAGACAGCATCAGCAATATTCCAAAGAAGGTAACGGTCATTGCGTAACCAAGCAACGGCAGTTTCGAGAGTTGGTCGTAAAAATCCTTCTCTCCATTCTTCGTATTGTCCAAACTTTTTATATGATTGGGTAGGGTCTTCTGAATATGCCTCTTTAGCGAAATAAGGAGGTGATGTAAAGACCAAATCCAATTTTCCTTTGTGCTTCTGAAACTCTTTATCAAATTGTATAACCTCTGAACCTAGCTGGTAGATTTCTGTTTCGTTGTGTTCTTCTGGAAATAACCCACCACCTTTTTGAATGTTGTTGCGATAAAAGTCGGCAATTTCATGATACTTTGTACGACCGTTATTAGTGGTATGGTCAGTATTAGGGTCAGTACCAATATAAAGTACATGCCTATTATCACGGATAGACATAGCACCGAGAAGGCGACCAGCCCAACCGCTAGAAGGGTCAAAAATACGAATAGTATCTTGTCCCACAATGTGTTCAGTATATTTTTCATAGAGATATTTTGCTGTTAGTGGTGGAAAATTTACTGCATATTGGCAAAACGAAACACGAAATGCTTTAAGCCCAACAGGGAAAAGTTTTTGACCAAGTTCAAATGCACGAATATGGTAATATTCAGACTTGAGATAGTCTACATGTGTCATGCATTTTTCAGGAATATTTAGTTTCTCAATATCACTTTTATGGATAACGAGATACTTCTGATTCTTTAGTTCTTCATTATAACCAGTGTATGTTTTTTTAATATCGATAGGATTCAGCCAATAGTCATACTTACCACGTTCACGAAATTGACTTTCAAACTGTTCTATCCAACTGACTGCATTATCAGAGACAGGTAGTTTATTATACTCATCGATATTAGAGACTTTTACTGGGTTAGAATAATGATAGAAAGAATCACGCTTGAAATGCCGAGTAGCATAAGTAGTGAATGTATCAAGGAGTGTATCCTTTGCAAAATAATCGTAGATTGATTTACCATCATCTTTTTTGGTATAGTTGATACGAGTTTTCATCATGGTAGGAAACCATTGATTCACTGCATTACCAATAATACTATTATTACGAATAATATCTTTGTCACCAGTTAGTTCATCTACAGTTTCAAATTTGTTGACTAAAAAAGTTTCCATCTTTGAAAACTGCTCAATGATTTCTTCTTCAGTAAAACCGACTCTAGGTGGTAGATTTTTGTTGTCCCATAAGTCAACAACAGTTTTACGCAAATCAATTACCCATTGCCTAAAGTCACCTTTGCACATCCAAAGAACTTCTTCAAATGTTTTATTGACTGGCGATTCAAGTAACTCTCGATTTTTTTCGTAAAAATATTTCATGACAATATTAGTTCTTTCAATTCAGGTGTAGTTTTAACATCAACGACCAAATGTATTCTATCTTCAGTTCCATTATTAACAACAGTGTGTGGTTTGCGTGTGTCTAATACCCAACATTCACCAACTTTCATATTCACTTCTTTTTTCTTTCCATTTGGTTCCCATACACCAAAAGTTACGTTTTCGTTAGTTTCTATAGGAAAATGTAAACGACTAATATTACCAATATTGCAACCAGAGTCTGGGTCTACTTGGTCTGTATGTCTAGTGAGTTCACCGCCACCAGGTACTAAACACATAAATCTAATACGGTGTAATTCTGCGTTACCTAAGAATTTGAGTAGTTCATCAATCTCTGGAAATTCACTTCGGAGATAAGTATCTTGTAAATAAAATTCTTCATCTTTGTGTTCTTCTTTCCACTTCTTACTCATCTCAATAGGTTTTTCGATACGCATAATATCTGGTGTATAACCACGTAATGAGATTGCCGACCAAGATTTTTTCTTGTTGTAATTGCTGTAGTGATTTTGAAACTTGATATTTAATTGTTCCAATTTTACTTTGATTTGTTGAATAATATCATAATCAACATCAACTGTCAATTGCTTGACTGCTATTTTTTCTACAGAATCAACTTGTGGAAAAACTCTGTCAGTTTTACTTGGTTTGAAATAAATGCTATAGATTTCTCCAAACGTAGTTATTTTACTACCAATATAATCAAAATAATGTTGTGCAAGCATTCTGGTAGCTTTATCTTCAGCCCAAACATACAGCCAAGTATTTTCTTCTGCTAGTTCACAAATGTCTTCAACATAATCATCAGTGCCACGAAGTTTGGTAATAACCGTATCACCTGGTGTTTTAATTCCAATAGTAACACCTGAATACATATTGATGGGTGATGTTTTGCTTACTTTAGTTTTTACGTAAGAACCACCATCGTCAACAATCAAATGACCTTTGTGTAAGTCTTCTGCAATATTGTTTTTCTTGTATTCAGCAAATGGAGAATCTGCAAACTTGTTATACTCTTGGTACAGAGATTCTATTTGCTTTAAGTATTCTATCTGATATCCGTGTTGCCATTCTTTCATGTTTTTTCTTCCTTTTTGTTGCCATCTGCAATGCTAAAGGTCCAACTTTACTAGTATAGACTATACCATTCATATGGTCAAGTTCATGTAAGAAACAACGGGCAGTAATGCCTGTGAATGTTGTTGTCTTTGTTTGACCTAGATAGTCTTGGTACTCTACATCGATTCTATCTGGTCTTTTTATATTTAGGAACAAATTTGGATAAGAAAGGCAACCTTCTTGCATATTCACCAAATTATCTGATGCTGAAATAAGTTTTGGATTAAAGAATGCAACAAACTCAGTATCAATACCCGCAACAAAAACTCGAAATGGTAATCCACATTGGTTAGCAGATAAACCAATACCATTATACTTCTTACAAGTCTCAACTAGATTGCTTGCTAGTTCTACTGGACTGATAGGTGGGTTTGCAAAATCAAACTCAGGTAATGGTGAATATAAATTACTGTCATCTGATTTTACTAAATCATAGATGATAAAATTTTCTGTCTTCTTAACTGGTTCGTTTTTCCAATTTTCTGTGTTAATCGTAATAACATCACTCATTTTGCTATCCTTGAAAAATTATTCTTTTTCTCAAACCGAATTACCGACCTGAATTTGTCGAACAATTGGTCACCTTTATGACTAATGACAAATACATTAGTATCTTTATCTAAACTATGCAACAACTTCAAAAACTCATCTGTACCTACTGTATCTAGGCTACTATCAAACACTTCATCCAATATCAAAAGATTAGTATTGGTACTATTCTTCATCTTTGCAATCTGACGCCACGTAAACAATAATGCCAAATCAATACGCATCTTTTCGCCTTCAGAGAATGATGCATAACTGAATTCATCTCTATGTCTGCTCTTAATCACTTCTTCAAAGTTTTCATTCATGTTGAAGTTTGCAAAGAAGTCCATTGATGCAAGATACTTGTTAATCAACTTATTCATCACAGGTAAATATTGCTTGATGATTTTAGTTTTGATACCAGTATCTTTTAATAACGTGGCAGTAAAATCATAATAATGTTTTTCAACAGAAACAGTTTCCTGTTCTTTTATTAATTCGCCAAGATGTTTTTTTAACTCTTTTAATTTCTCATTATCATTTTCTAACGAATCTTTACGTTCAGATAACTCTTTAATTTCTTGCTGCAAATTACTTATATAGGTATTGATTGCACCAATAGTTGAATTGTGTTTGACAATCTCATTATTGTGTGCTTGTATATGATTAATTACTTTTTGGATTTCTTGGAGTCTTTGGTTTGTTTTTTCGATTTGATTTTCGATATCCTTAAGGCCAACGCCAATTTCTCCTTTTGTTTTATTTCCTCTATCAAGTTGCTCACGTCGGAAGGTGTCAGCGATACCTTGTTTGCAGGTTGGGCAGTCGTGGTTTTCTTCATAAAAGGTAATCTCCTTTTCTATTTTTTTGACCTTTGCTTCAAGTTTACTTTCCAATTGAAGTAACTTAGAACTTTTAAGTTGTATATTGGATTGGTTACTAATCTTTTTGTTCAATACATCAATGTGTTTCTGAATTAACTCAATGTCAGAATTTAGTTTTTTTGATTGTGCTAACGATTGTTGGACTTGTTCTTCTTTTTTCCTAACTTCTTCATCATTATGTTTTTTGTGTTCTTCGATGTTTTGCTTTTGTAGTTTAATCTTTTCACCAGTCAATTCCATGTTGTACTTGATTTTAGTACCGTTGTCTTTTAACTCTGATAGTTTTGATTTTACAATACCATTCATCGTAGAGAAGATTTGAATATCAAGCAAGTCTTCAATGATTGCTCTACGGTCAGCCGAAGACAACTGCATAAATGGCACAAATGATGCTGAACCTAGAATGACAATTTGCGTAAATGATTTATAGTTGAGTTTGAGAATTAAACTTTCAAGATGTTCTTGGTAATCTTTAACTTTTGCATCTTGATTTACCATTACGCCATTGCAATGAATTTCAAATATGTTTGGTTTGATACCACGAATGATTTTATATTTCTTTGTACCAATAGAAAACTCAACTTCGACAATACAATCTTTCTGATTGATAGAGTTTAGAAGTTGAGGTTTGTTGATTTTTCGAAACGGTTTACCAAACAAACCAAAACACAAAGCATCCAGTATAGTGGACTTACCGGCACCGTTTTGTCCGATAATTAATGTGTTTGGTGATTTTGTAAATGCGATTTCAGTAAAATAGTTTCCGGTACTTAAAAAATTCTTGTACCGGCATTTTTCAAATGTTATCATTCATTCTCTGTGTTTAACGCTTCAATATAAAGTTCACGTATAATTCCTTTGACTTTGCTACCATCAATATCTTCCGGTTTAACGGAATCAATATATCGGTTAAGGATAGTTATAGTGTCTTCTGCTTCATTAATAATATCACTTTCAGATTCTTCTGTCAAGTCAACAGCATCTTCTGCAATGGTGATATCGATTGGATTGGTATTGTAAAGGTTGTTCATAAATGTGTCAAACAGAAATGGATTAGTCTTATTGACTACCACAACTTTGACATACTTATCTTTGTATAGGGTTAAATCTTTTTTGGTAATTTCAGTAATAGATTCCAGTTTGTCATCATAGACAAGTTTGTGGAACATTACATTAGGATTTTCAACAAATACCAAATCCCTAGTTGAGAGGTCAAAAATATGAAACCCACGGCGGTCAGCAAAATCTTGCCACGTAAGTTCATATGGGTTACCAAGATAATAGATATTATCGGATTGGCTACGGTGATGATAATGGCCGCTAAAAACCATATCAAAGCGTCTGAATGTTGCACGGTCTAATCCTTCTTGTGATGGCATTCCACGATGCATTGCAAACCCCGCAATCTCAAAGTGACCCATGCAAATTTGTGCATCTGTCTCTTTTAGCATACTCATAGAATCATCATAATTTTCAGGACAAATCCAAGGCATCATACAAACAGAATATTCTTCGTTTTTGCCTAACCGTATTGTCTTTGGTGAATCAATCACATCAATGTTGTCGTACTCTCGTAACAACAAACGAACGGAATTTACTTCATTGGTATTTTTAAAATACGTATCGTGATTACCTGCAAGCATATGTACTTTGATATTCTTATCGCTAAGTCTGTCAAAGAACATTTCTTTTGCACGTTTAAATGAATAAAAATTTACATACTTTCTTCTATCAAAAGTGTCACCGAGAATAAGAACAGTATCAATACCATGTTCATCAAGGATAGGAAAAAAAGTCTGTTCATAGAACTTTTCATAAAAGTCTAAAAAGTGAACAGAATCATTTCTTGCCCCAAAATGCTGGTCGGTAATTATTGCTACTTTCATTCATCATCCTCTTCCATAAACATTTCTAAACCTTTTGGTTTTTTCGCTTCTTTCTTTTTCTTACGTGAGTTTTCGTAGTTCTCAATGAACTCGGAAATATTGTCGTACAATTCAAACTGTCTGGTAATGCCATCTTCAGATTCAAGCATTTCATATTCATCTAGAATACCAAATTGTTGTGTTGATTTGTACTTAACATACAGTTGTTTTTTTTCTTTTTGTATTCTTCTCAAGAAAGCATAATATATGATTTGCGTGAAATAAGCAAATGGATTGCTACTCTTTGCCGGGTCAAAGTTCTCAAAGTACATGAGACAGTTTTCAATACCATCTCCAATCATTTCGTCTTTGTGTGGGTAATTGATAAAGTTTGGTTTATGAGATAGACCGTCAGCAATCTTCATGAAACACTCACCAATATAATTTGGTATTTGAGGTTTCTCTTTACCTTCTTGTTCTGCCACTTTGCATAGTCTTTTATATTCTATAAGTGCTTGTAGAAAATCACCGTTGTTGATGTAATGTTTAGTTTTCATATTTGCCATAATTTACTGTTGACTTCCTATTGACGATGATGTACATTGAGTATGTACCCTTTGCAAAGTAATATTGTATCTAATACTTTTAAACAACGATACTTATCTCGATTAATGAATTTGATTATTCTCTCTTGCTTCTTCCATTTCCATCATGACGATTTCTCGTTCTAGTTCTTTATCTTCTTCTTTTTGCGTTAATGGAAACTGAAACTGATTTGCTATGTTAATATAATATGTAGTAAATTCATCTGAAGGATGCATAATAGATAAAATGTCAGTGTCGTATATTTCTGTTTGATTCTGTGCTAATATTGTTACAGGTAACCATGGTTGCATATAGACTATGTTTTTTCCTACTTTATTATCTTGCACTACTTCTACAACCATAGGATTAACCATAGTAATTCTACCATGTTCATTTTCAGTTAATTCAGCAACAAGGTCTTCTCCAGATTTAAGTCGGACTACTTTAACTTCTTGATGTATCATTTTTTAGTCCTATCTTGTAAAGTTTATATTCGAACTTCTCATCATTATATATCTTTGTTCTTTCCACGAAGTGTCTCAATGTAAAGTTCATATATTTACCAACTCGCAAGTCATCAGCAATATCGTATAGAGTGGCAATATCTTTACCTGTAGATTGTCGTAGACCTCTACCAATAGATTGCAAGTTTCTGACTCTGCTTTTGCTCGGTGACGCAAATATAATATTGTGCAAATTTTTAATGTTAATACCAGTACTAAACGTACCATAACTAGCCACAATAATAGCGTCTTGCTCACCTTCAGTTATTCTACGAACTTCCTCACGCATTTCTGCATCAACACCACCATGAATAAAAAATACTTTTCTATCACCTATGTTTTTGGCATTGGCAATCCTATCATATAATATTCGACCGTGTTTGTCAACAAATTGATAAAGAATTAATGTATTCTTACCTAATGATAACGCAAGATTTTTAATGAATCTGTTTCGTGCTTCATCAGCAACCAAATAAGCAATTTCTTCTTTGTATTCTTTGCCTTTCATTAGTTTACACATAGCATCATCATGCTTTAGTACCAAACACTTGATTGTAAAGTCTGCAAGGTGCTTATTATCGATTAATGTTTTTGTTGTAGCTACACGTTCAACTGAACCAAATAAACCTTCTAAAACAAGTTTATGAGTCTTTGTGCCATCTAATGTGCCTGTTAGACCTATACGATATCCTGCATTTTTACATGATGTAAGTATGGTTGTTAATGATTGTGCTTTAAATAGATGTGCTTCATCGCCAATAATAAAATCAAACTGTTCAAAGTATTCTGGTGGTAGTTTGTATAGAGATTGCCATGTAGATATAGTCAAAGGTAAGTCTGTGTGTTTTTCTTTACCTTGATATATTCTGTGAGTGTGTTCTGCAACGTTCCAACCATAGTC